GAGCCTTTGTACTGGAGCTCCTTCTCCAGTACCCCCCCCCGGTTGTATATTGCTAACATCATTGTTTTGGTCATTGGCCTTATTCCTCCTGTTGGCAGAGGTCCTCCAGATCATCAGCGATCTCTTCCATGATCTGCAAATGATAGCTCTGCCGATGCAAAAAGAAGCGGCTGAACCAGCGATGCCACCGGAACCTCCGGAAGAGCTTTTCTGCCCTGCGGTCAACTTGAGATTTTTTGTGATCAATCTTATTCACTCTCGGCCTCCCTGACCATCTGCTCGACCTCCGCAATGACGGACGGGTCTACATCCGCGACCATGACCCGGTCAACCGGCTTAAATCCAGCCGTATCCCGAAGAAGCTCCCAGAATTTCGGATTGCCCTTTGCGACCTCCTTGACCGCCACGCGGACCATCATCTGACCTCCGGTGATCTTCTCTCCGTCCTTGCCGGTGGCAACCTCCTCCTCCATCCAGAGCTGGCACAGCTTGCGCAGATCTGACTTCTCCCGCCGGGCCTTGCCGGAGGCGATCCCTCCGGCCCTTGCAGATCCGTCAGCCGCCGAGAACATGCGGCCCATCGGCACCGGATTGCCGTTGATCGGGGATACAAAGCGTCCCTTTTCATCCCGCTGGGCTTTCTTGCCCGGCGGTTTTTTCGTATTCTTCGCCACTTAAACGGCCTCCTTTTGGTCTCTTGCCATTCTGAGCACCTGGATCCTCAGCCTTTTCAGATGCTTCTGCAGATCCCTTCTATGGATCGGACCCGCAAGCCTGATCTCCTCCTTGGTCCTTCGGATCTTCTCCAGCAGCTCCTCAATCGTCATTGTTTGCCCTCCTGTTCCATGTCTCCACAAGATCGTCATGCGTACTCTTTCTGCCGTGGATCAGATCCCTGTGCCTCACCACTACCTCCATGTGGCACCGGTTGCACTCGATAACCCAGAGCGTCCTGTCGTACTCGACATTCCGCAGGAGCACGGCCTGATTGCCGCAGAAAGGGCACGGCTTCAGCGCAGCCATTGCTGATACACCTCCGTTGCGATCTGGGCCATCATGACCGGCGGAACGCTCATGCCGCAGATATACTGCGCGCTCTGGTCTTCAAAGTCATAGTCCTGCGGAAATGTCTGGATGTTTCGGAAATCGTCATCCGAAAAGCCGCATGCATCATAATCGCGGAACATTCCTCCTCCGCTCGTCAAAGTGCAGCTTACATCCTGATCGCCGACAATGTTTACCGTGAATCCGGTGTTTTTGCCTTTCCAGCGCATATTGATATCACCCAGGCAACGATCCCCGGGCCTGCGCATCTGCAGGAGCTTGTATGTTTGCGTCTCAGGATCAATGGGCTTTCCGTGCTCGCTCCTCACTTCACCGAAATAGATCGGATCCTCCGTAAACCGTAGCAGGATCTTGTCCAGCCCAAGATCTTTGCGCCGCGCGACGAACACCGTGCGCTCCCTCCGCTGCGGCACACCCATGAAGGCAGAGTTCAGCAGAAAGAGCTGCGGCTCATACCCGGCATCCCGGAAAGCCTTGAAGATCTCATTCACGTATCCCTTCGCGTTGCCCTTGATCAGCCCGCTCACATTCTCCGCGATCACGATCTTCGGCTGAAGCTTCTCCGCGATGCGGATGAACCAGAAAAAGAGATCGTCCAGCTTCTGCCGGGCCTGCCCCTCGCGGAAGACCTTCTCCTTATTCCAGCCCTTCTCCCGCTCGCCTGCGGTGGAGAAAACGGAGCATGGCGGAGATCCGTCCAGGACATCCAGATCCTGCAGCTCCTCCGGGATCCCGGCCTCCAGCATCTTCAGAAAGTCCCGGACATCCATGTGATACGGATGCGCCGGGTGCAGGTTCTTTTTGTAGACATTCAGCACCCGCTCATCGATCTCGCAGCAGCCGATCACATCATACCCGGCCAGCTTATAGCCCATCGAAGAGCCTCCGCCGCAGCTGAAGCAGGAGAAGACCTTATGCCCATGCTTCTGCACCCTGTCCAGATCTGACAGATACCACCTCCAGGGGAACCGGTGCTCACCTTTCATTGAAGCGGAATCCGCAGACCGGGCACTCGCATTCAAATCGGTCATCCCCGAAAGCCTCCTCTCCGTATTCGATGGCTCCGCTGCCGTCCGGCGGCACATACTCCTCGTTCTCCCGGTCGAGTCTGAAATCCAGCCCGCTCAGATCCATGCCCTCCTCTTCGAGGTCAGCGATCTCTATGGCCAGCATCTCGAAGTCCCAGGTCGAAAACTCAGCCGCCCGGTTGTGCCGGATCGCGTATTCTCTGCGCTGCTCGTCCGTCAGATGATCCAGCCTGATGCATGGGATCTCCGTATAGCCCAGCTCCCTGCAGGCCATCAGTCTGCCGTGCCCCTCGACCACTACATTCTTCTCGCCCCAGACCCCGACAGGGTCATTAAACCCATCCGCGAGAATGCTGGCCTTGATCTGCTCCACATCCTTCTGCGTATGCTTTCTGGTGTTGCCTTCGTAGGGCGTGATCTGATCAATCGGGATCATTTCAATCCGCAGATCCATTATGTCTCCTCCTTCGTCCAGGAATGCCCGCACCGGGGACAGACATGCCGCTTCTCTTTCTCGGAGTCCATCAGATCCTGCGCCGGGGTCTCCTCCGCCAGGGCCTTCAGCGCGAATTTCAGATCGCTCATATCCGTGCCGGCAATCATCAGCGCGGCGATCTCCTCCTCCAGCTTGTCGAAATCCCAGGAGGAGAGCTCCTGCGTCCGGTTGTGCCGGATCGCGTAGTCCCGTCTCTGGGCATCCGTCAGGTAGTCGAGCCGGATGCACGGCACCCGCTCCAGCTTCAGCTCTTTCGCCGCGATCAGCCGCCCATGGCCCTCGACCACGATGTTCTGATCTCCCCAGACTCCGATCGGATCATTGAATCCATCCGCCAGGATGCTCGCTTTGATCTGGTCGATGTCTGCAGGCGTATGGTGCCTGGCGTTCCGCTCATACGGAGTCAGCTCCTCAGGCTTCAGATAAACCACTTCGCTGACCATTTTCTGCTCACTCATCCGCGTTCACCGTCCAATGCTTGCTCGGCCAGTTCTTGATGGATTTCATCTGCCGGCCTGTATGATCCCACCATGCAAAAACCTTGCTCTTGCCGCACTGCACAATCGTGCCCTCCAGCCATGTCAGATCTCCGTGCCGGTCATGCCCCTCCAGATGCACCTCGGTGCCTGCCGGCAGCTGCTTCACCTGCTCCGGGGTCAGTCTCTTTCGATTTGCCCAGTACATACGCTCCTCCTCATCCTGCCATCTCGTTCTGATTCTCCCACCAGAGCCACTCGATGACCTTGCGGCCCTGGCGTGCCATCTCTTTCCAGCTGACCACGTAAAACCATGCCTGACCGTTCTGTCCCTCGCCGGTTTTCTGGACTCTGGCATGGCCCTCCTCGATCATCCGCACGATATCCTCCGTCCGGGCGATGCCAATGCTGAGGATTCTGCCATCCGCAGCTGAGTAATAGCCCTGCATGGTCAGATGCGGCCTTTCGCCTCCCCGCCGGATCGCCTGGCGGAGCTTGTCATACTCCGTCAGGCTGCCGCTCTCCCGTTCTTTTCGGATCGTGAAGGTGTTATGCAGCACCTCTCCGGGCTGGATCGCCTGCCACCGGCTGGCCACGCCCCAGACGATCCCGGTCTGGTACACCTGGAAGTAGTCAATCCCGCATTTAAGGTCCAGCATCTGCCGGATCTCATCCCCGCTGCCCTCGACCCGTCGGATCTCTCCGCCGAGCATCCGGCTCAGGATCGGTCTGGCCCTGTCCACGTATGCCATGCTGATCTGCATATCCTTCGCGACCGCCGCCGTCTTATCCATGCACGCACCCCCGGTCAAAAGCGATCTGCGCGTTCTCCGGGTTGATCTCATAGCCGAAAGCCCTCCGGCCCAGCTTGGTGGCCGCCAGGAGGAAGGTACCCGTGCAGGCGAAAGGATCATAGACAAGATCCCCCGGCTTCGTGCTGTGCCGGATAAACCGCTCCGCAAGCTCCATGGGCTTTTGCCAGGCGTGGTACCGGTCTCCCTGTCGGCCATCCGGCGCGTTGATCTCCTGGACCGCCCACTGCTCGCTGGTCAGAGGGCAGTCCAGCTCCGGCGCGTTCACACCACGGTAATAGAGGCAGGCCTGCCAGTTCTGCTTGTATCGATCCTTCGGATTCTGGCCCAGGGTGTTCTTGTACGTCCAGACCAGCACCTGCACAAGCTCCAGATGCTTCGGCGTGATGACATCCAGATAGGCTCCCAGATCCTGCGGATAGGCCCCGATAAAGACATACGCGCTGCCGGTTGCCTTCACCCCGGCCAGAGCCGGATAGAGCCACTCATGCGCAAAGCCCCAGATGTCGTCCATATCGGTGGAGTAGGGGGGATCCGTCAGCAGCAGATCGTACTGCTCCTGATAAATGTGCCCTATGCTGTCCCCGATGTAGAGCACCGGCTTCAGCTCCTCGTCGGCCTGCTCATGGATGGACCGCTCTGCCTGGAGGATCTGCGCCTTCTTCTCCTCCAGCTTCACCGCCTTATAGGCCTGATTGATGCTCATCTCGCCGGAGGAGAGCTTCTGCTTGATCTCCGGCGCGGCCTTGGCTTCGATCTTCTCGACCTTGGCGATGGTATCATGGGATACGCCGGCTGTTCTTGCGATCGTATCCCTCGTCTCACCCCCCGCAGATATCTGCGTAGGGTCTGCCTTGCCGGACCGCATCCTTTTCTCCGCTTGGGCCGCGATCACAGGCTTCAGCCTCAGGGCCAGTCTGGCGCGCTCATAGGCAGGCAGGTTTCTGCGGCTGAACTGGTTGGTGATGATCCAGCGGAGCGCGTCATCCCGTGTGCCGAAATCCATCTGCACGGTATCATATGCGATGCCATGCTCCTCGCAGATCCGGTACCGGTTATGCCCGTCCACCAGGGTATCTCCCCATAGTACCAGCGGATCTATGCAGCCATCCCGGATGATGCTCTCCTGGAGCCCTGCATACTCCTCTGCTGTCAGCGGCGGGATCAGGCTCTCAAACTCATGGTCAATCCTTATCACGTTTCGTCCTCCCTTTTGACGATCCTAAGCTCATACCCCAGCGGCTTAAGCAGCTGAGTCAAGACGCTGACCTTGCAGTTTCCTCGCCTGTACGTATTGCTGATCAGTTTGCCAAACTCGTCGAAACCAGACCGCCGGCACCACTCCGCCTGAGTCAGGCCCTGCTCCCTCGCGATCCTGTCTGCCTCCGTGATCAATCCCCGTGCGTCCATCATCTCACCTCGCTTTCACCGTAGGAAGGAAAAAAGTTACATTTTTTAACAAAAGTCATGCGCCGACCTCCTTCAGCCCGTCTTCTGCCGCGTTCGATTTGATGCTGGCACGGCAGAGTGCAGGAGGTCAGGCGTGGCGAAAAACCCAGCGCAAAAAACCCGACCCGCCGGCTTATAGCCGACCATGGCGCATGACGGTGCTGTCTCGTCAGATGGATGGCGGATCTCTGCCCTGCCTTAATCCATCATTTACAGCTCAGCCTAAAACCTTCACCCAGAAAAGCTCATCCTCCAGCACGTCCTCCGGGTCCTTCTCCTTAGGCCAGCCATACATGGAATGCATACTACGGAGCATCCCTTCTTGCCATGGGAAATTCGCACAGCAGTGCTGAAGCTTCATGTTTGGATACTCCGTATTGATATCCCGCTCTACCGTCTCGCACTCCTCATCATCCTGCATCAGAAGGGCCTCCATTGGATCCTCTGTGAATACGGGGGTCTGTTTGCCATCACGGCCAGGAACATGAGTACAGAATCCCTTGAAGTACAGAAAGCACTCTTTGCCGAGCACCACAATGACCTTGCTCTCAATCCTGTGATGCACTTCTTCGTAATACTTTTTATTTACCAGGACAGCCAGATGGTTCAGGCTGAACTCTGCCGCTAAAGCATTCTCCCTGTCTTTATGCAGGTAGCCCTTCTCTTTGCTCTCCCGGTGCCGCTTCTTCTCATCCTTGATCAGCTGCAGCAGCTCAGCCTTGTCCACGTACACCCGGCCATCCACCGTGATTTCCTTCAGGCCCTTAAACTCTCTTGCTGTCATGTTTCCTCCTCAAAAAGTATGCTTTCGCAAACAAAATATTTAGTTTTGCAAATAAAAATACTGTTTTCGCAAACTTGACCACAGTCTGGCACCCGAGCAGGATCACAGATCCATGGCGATCTGCCCTCTGGTCTTGCTGGATTTCGGTCTCTTCCTGCCGTACCACTTTTTGAATACCTCCCCATAGATCCCGCGCTTTTTCGCGTCAGCCGGGTCGATCCGAAACGCGCCGCAGGCCTCAGATCCGCACCTCCAGTCTGTAGCCTGACTCGCGCTCTTCCCGTACATCCGGCACTTGTACCAGATCCGGCTCAGATCCTCCTTCGCGTGTACCTCCAGATGCGGACACGTCCTGCAGCTGACCCCGTCGAATCTGCCGAACTCCTGATACATGATGTCCATCTTGTCCTGGCTGGATCTCATGCTTACGCCTTCTTTCCGTACTTCTCAATGTCCGCCTGCGGGACAAAGCATTCACACACATTGTCCCCGACCGGGCAGCCCTCCGCCTTGATCAGGTTTCTGGCGCGGATCGCCTGGTTCTTCTCTCTGAAAAGGCACAGCGTCCCGCGACCGGGCACGGGGTGAAAACCAACGAAGCCCTCCAGATTCTGGATGTAATTCAGCGCGTCATTCTGCTGCTTCGCTCTCCGTCCAACCAGGAATGGATCGATCTCTCCGATTGCCACGGTGTACAGACTCACATCCTCCGGGCCTTTCGGCCTGATTTCATCCTTAAGGTACTTCATTTCACTTCACCGCCTGTTTTTAATGTATCCAGTTGCATCCGCATCTGCCTGTGGCAATATTTTGCCGCATAGCATACTTTTTCCAGTTCTGGTATGATTTTGCACAGGTCGCATTTGTCGATTCTATCGAGTTCTTCCTGGTGAGCTTTCCCTGCGTGCCATGATTTGTTACGTTCACTCATTCTGCTTCCCTCTTTTCTCCGTCAGCACAATACCAGTCTTCCGGTGGCGGGAATGCCAACCCAGCCCCAGCCGAACAAGTGTCTTTTCTCCAATGCTTGCAGTCTTTGCATCTGACAAGCTCGCCAACCCAATGCTCGTCCATAAGCTCGTCTGCTTCTTCCTCGCTCAATTCAACGACATACTCTTTTTTCATTCCATTTCACCTCCCGCTTTGTGTGGGCTTTCCTGTGTATGATGTCATTTTTCTTCCGCAACTTGGGCAATGTCCGTAGAACCTTATAAAATCAATATCATCAGTAAACTCGTAAAACCACGGTTCAAAAAAGCCACACTCGGAACAATGCCATCCGTCTACGCCCGTTTTATCTTCTCCATAAATCCATTTTGCTTCGGCTTCCTGCTCTTTCAGCAGGGTGAGGGCATCCTTTGCCAGAAGGCTGAATCCGTCACACATCGTGCAGTCTGTCTCATACGGACAATCTTTACACCCGTCCTCAGAGCAATGCTCAAGTCATTTGATTACCTTCTCCCGGTCAATCGAAAGCCCCATCGTTTGCCCTCCTCTGAGTTATATCGTCAATAAGTTTCTGTTGTTCTTTCAGCATGGCGATTGCCATTTTTATGGACTCCTTATGCTCTCTGTATATATCGGCATCGCCTTGCCATCCGACCGCAAGTAGACTTTTGAAATAGTATGAGACTTTTTCAAGCCTTTTGATTACCTTTTCCAGGTCAGCCATCCCAGTCCGCCTCCTTAAGGTCCTCCGGCATGGGAGCCTGCGTCCAGATCCGCCATCTTTTGCCCATCTCCCGAAGATCCAGCGTCCTCTGCGCATGGCCTGTACAGACCAGCATGGTCATATACTGCACATCCGGGCCTCCCTGCAGGATCAGGATATTCTCCATGATCGGATCGCCCTTGTACTCCAGCACGCCCATCTCATACCCGAATAGATCGCCGCCGTTCATCACCCTGGGCTTCAGAGCGGACAGAACCCGGTCGATAGCCTCATTCTCCCGCGCGACTCTGATCGTGGTATCCATATCATCCGTATGGACCCGAGTTTTCATCCCGGCCACGATGGCCTTCGCCTCATCAAATGTCATCTCTGTGCAACCTCCTGTACGCTTTGTAGATCGCCTGCGCCGCCTCGTCCCCGGTTTCAGCCTGCTCTCTCAGGGCCTTCTCCGCCGGGCTTTCGATCCGCACGCATCCACTTGCCCTGCAGTCCCGGTCGCATCCGGCGCAGTCATCATCCATCTCGGGCTCCTCCAGGAGCTCCGTGATCCAGTCGTATCCGATCCTTGCGAGAGCCGGAGGCATGACCACCAGGGCTCCGGCTGCCTCGCTCTTCTTTGATCCATCCCGGAGGAGGGCAAGAAACCGCTCTCTCTTGCCCTCCCGGATCTTTCTGGCTCGCTCTGTCATCCGACTTCCTCCATGACCCGTCCGAGATCGATCCCGCTGATCTCCATCACCGGCTGCTTAAGCATCTCGATCGCGGCATCCACCGCGTCCCGCATGCCTCCGTACCGCTTTCTGGCAGACTCCAGATAGGCCGTATGCCGCCGGATCTCCAGCTCCTTGCTGACCTCTTCAAGGCCCAGCATCATCTCTTCGTATCCCATGCGTTTGCCCTCCTTTGCTTAAAACGGCAGATCCTCCAGATCCTCCTCCGCGACCTGGGTGAATCCAGGCTTGCCCTGCATGGCCTCCGTGGCCTGCGTGACCATCTGATCGCTCTTCTGGTCATTCTCGCTCTTCGGCGTGAGGTACTCGATGTCGTTGGCCATGACCTCCATCTGCGCGTAGGTCTTGCCGTCCCGTCCCTGATAGGTGCGGACGCTGACCGGGCCGACCACCGCGACCTTCCGGCCCTTCGCCAGATACTTGGAGGCGTTCAGCCCCATCTCATTCCACGCGCTCACGGAGAAGAAATCCGCCTGCTCCTGTCCCTTCGTCCGGCGGTTGACCGCCACGGTGAAGGAGCAGACATTCGCCCCGCTGGGCGTAGTTCTGAGCTCAGGGTCTCTCGTCAGGTTTCCGATGATCATCAGCTTGTTCATGTTTTTTCTCCTCTCTCATCTGTCGATTGATTTTGTATACCGTGTATCTGGTTACGTTCATCTCCTCCGCTACCACGCAGGGCCGAACCCCAAACTTGAGCCGGTTGCGGATCTTATCCTCCGTCTCCCGGTCGATCTTCGCGGGAGTCCTGGGCCGCTTCTCCGGCTTCTTCTCCAGCTCCCGCATGCATCCCCAGGAGCAGAAAATCCGCTTGCCGTCTCTGTACACCCATAGGTTGGAGCGGTAGATGAAGAGCCGACCGCAGACCGGGCACCTGCGCTCCATCCCGGTGAAGTAACTCCGATCGTCCATTACTCCTCCCACTCCGCCAGCGCGTAGGGGCAAAGCAGCCCGTCTCCATAGCTGTCCAGAGGGATCAGCCCCTCCAGGATCTGATAGAGCTCACACCGCCGGATCTCTTCTCCCTCCGCCGCGCACAGCGCGCATCTGGCCCTCGCGCTGTCGATCAGGGCCATGGCTGACTCCTTCGGCATCACCACGCTGGTCTTCTTCGGAGTCATCTTCGGCACCATCCGCAGCTCCATGTCCTGCATCACGTTCTGCATCTGCCGGCACTGCGCGACCGTCATCGTGCCGATCAGGTCATTGGCTACCGCGCTGATCGCGCCCTTGGCCATCGCCATCCGCTGCCGGCCTCCCGGTATGCACTCCAGACGTTTCTGCAGATCCTCGCTTGCATGGGCGATGTAGCTGACCGCGCCCAGGAGGCACCGCATCGCCTCAAACTCCGGGCGCGTCATCCTCTCGCAGTCCTTCTCATCCCACCAGACCCGGCGCGGATCGGACGGAGCACTCTTCTTGTGTATCTCCATGCTCACACCTCCCTGATCTGGATGCCGAACTCGTAGAGCATCAGCTTGCGCTTGATGATGTACTCCTTGGTCTTCATCCCCTTGGCATCCTCGACCACCGTCTCGCCGTTCTCCTCATACACAAAATCGGCGATATATTTGACGGGCCGCTCCACCAGCTTGCCGTCCCTCCTCTGGGCCGGGATCAGCTCAAAGGGCACCTGCCGCTCCAGGTTGGTGATCCTCCCGGCTCTTGCCAGCATCGTCAGCTCCACATACCGATCCGCCTCATGCCGGCTGTCGAACTCCATCGTGCCGACATAGGTCTTTCTGTTGCCGTACTTGGTCCATCTCACGCCTGTCACCTCTCCGCCAGGATGAGCTCCGTTTTCACGAAGCCCTCGCTCGTCACGCTCCACTCCGCGCTGCTCGCGTAGAGCACCAGCTCGTCCCCGCCGTGAAGCCACTTTCTCCGGCCTCCTCCGATGGACCGCCTGCAGGCCACCCGGCCCTCCGCGTCCACCCAGGCGCGAACCGTCTCGATCTGCGGCGCGTCATCCACAAGGTATCCGCTGGCCACCCATCCTTCTCCGCTGTCGGTGTAAGAGCCCCGGATGTGCGTGTATCCGTTCTTCGTCCTGCCGGCGTTCACCTGATCTCCCAGCTGCAGGTATCCGATCACCCGGCTCCTGCCTGGGCTCTCCCGGATATTCACCCAGCTGTCCGGCTGACACATCGCCCAGCAGTCCTCTCCTCTGGCCATGCTGATGATCCCGATCAGGATCAAAAGCAGGATCGCCAGCCAGAAACCTATCTCCATCCGTCCGTAGTGCCTCATGTTTGCCCTCCTCCTTAATGGCTCATCTTTCGCTCGATCGTCCGCCGTTCGTCCCGGATCTGCCAGATTCTCCGCTGCAATCCGGCCACCTGATCCAGGAGCTCCGCCTCCTGCCGCATCAGATCCGCGAGCTTTGCGTTCTCGTTCTCGTCCGGCAGCTCGATGCTCCTCGCCTCCTCGGCTGGAAAGGCGATCCCCTGCAGGAACTCCTCCAGACTCACCAGATCATCCTCCTCCGCCGGCTTCGCTTTCTCATCCGGCTCTGCCTGCTCCGCGAAGAGATCAGGGTATTTTCTCCGCCAGCGGTTCAGCGTGCTCTGTGCGCTCTTCGGCTTGAGGCCCTTCACCTTGACGAGATATCCGACCGGGTCCTCCTGGGCGAGCACGTTCACACAGCTGGCCCGCCCTCTGATGTGCCGTTTCTCGTTCAGGTCCGGGATCTCGTCCGGCACGCTGACCGGCTCTCTTGCCGGAGGCGGCGCGCAGCAGGTCACGATCCTGGGCTTTTTCTCCTCCGCGAGGAGCACCGCCGCCCGCTGACCGACCCTGCAGGTCTTGAACCCAAAGCACTCGTCCAGACATTTCTCCGGGTCTCCGTGAGTCTTCGGGCACATATACCGCGTCAGCTCACCCAGCTCCATCTCCTCAATCCGTCCTTTGTCCTCCGCGCTGACCCCTCCGGGGACGCGCAGAAAGCTGTATCCGTATCCCATGTTTTCCCTCCTCTTATGCGCTGACATTGGCAATCCTGATCAGCACATCGTCCATGCTCTCCTCCGGCCCGCTGTAATCCCGCTGGCTGTAGCTCTGGCTCTTGGATGCCCTGATCGGCTCATCCTCCCATCTTCTGCCGTGCAGCCAGGAGGCTGGGTGGGGAATGAAACGTCCACCGGCCTCCTGCCATTGATCGGATCCCTTCTGCCGGTCAATGGCCATCAGCATGGCGGCGAGCATCTCATCATCCGGGTCAAGCTTGGCGAACTCAGCCTGCGCCCTCTGCCGGTTCTCCCGGCGCGGATATGCCTGCCAGAACCGCTCAAACCGCTCGCGCGCGCGTATATCGTCCGAAGGACGATTTACTTTTACATTTACCTTTTCCTTTTCCTTTACTTTCCGCACCGCCGTGGCTTCTCGTTGACGATCGTTGACGATCGTTGACGGTCGTTGACCATCGTCATCCGATCCGCCCATCCGGTTGCGGCGGTTGGTTTCGCACTTCGCCTGATAGGCAGCCGACTGCGCGTCGATGTCCTCCCGGATAAAGTCAAAGGCAATGCTCTCCGCGACATCCAGATCCGTCTCCTCGCCGGTGGCGTGGTAGATCATGCAGGCGCGCATCAGCCGCCCCATCTGCTCATCCGTCAGCTTGGCCGTCCGTGTCAGATATGCGTCCATCAGAAAGAATCCCCTGTTCGCCATGCTCTCACCTCATAACCAGCTTTTGCCGAATACGCGCATGAAGGTCTCATGCCCGTAGAGCTCCTCAAACCTCTCCTGACAGGTGCGCTTCAGCATCTTGTCCAGGGCTGAGTCCCGGCTGTGGAGATCCATGTGGATATCGTGCCGGAGCCATACCCAGCAGCCCCACTTTTCGGAGGCCTTGCGGCGGGAGCCGGCAAACACGTGGTGTCTGTCCAGCCCCCGCTCCGCTCCGCTGATAAAGCACCTTGGCTCATCATCCTGCAGAATGCTCTTACTCACGCAGCCCGTCCTCTTTTCTGACTCTGTCCACAAGCTCTGTCACCTTCAGCGGTTCCGTGATCTGGTAGTTCATCTGCCGGGTCTTTTTACGGTGGAAGTCGGCGATCGCCATCAGCAGGATCTCCGCCTGCTCGCGCTGGGCTCTCCTCCCGCCGCTCCCTTGATACCGGCTCTCCAGCATCCTCCGGGCCACCAGGGCGGGGGAGGGCTCATATCCGTCCGATCCGACCGTGTTGCCGCTCGACAGGATCCGATAGAAGACCTCCAGCTCATAGGCTTTTGCCAGATCGTACCGAAGCGCGAGATAACATGCGAGGATGCTTGCCATCCGTCTGCCGAGGCCTTTATTGCTCGCGCCGGATACCCGGTAGGCCCTCGCCAGATCTCCGCTGTGGTCTCCGAGCCAGGCAAGCAGCTTGCCCTTGCTCGCGGGTCCGAAGTTGCCCACGATGACCGTGGCCACGCTTGTGTCCTCCTTGTGGTTGTCATAGCCGGAGGCATTGGCGATCTGGACCGCTGTCCGGTTGGCTCCGACATCGTAGATATTGATGTCATCCGATACGCCGCGCACCACGGTCATCTCCACCGGCACTCCGGCCATAAGCACCGCCGCCAGCCGGTGCTGGCCGTTCTTCAGCCTCCCGGTCTCGTCGAACATGATGCCCTCTCCGTTCAGCTGCCACTTGCCCGCCTTCATCTCCTCTGCGTAAAGGCGGACCTTGTTCTTGCTGATCTTTCGGTAGTTGTCTACGTTGCGCTTGAGATACTTGGCCGCGATCTCAGGCGTGACCGTCTCCACCTTGAATTCCATCATTGTGTTTGCCCTCCATCTTTCTGCCCCATCTCTGGAGCATCTGTTCTTCTTCTTTCGGTGTGATTGTCGGGATGCCCAGGGCCTCCGCGTCCTGGATCAGGCTGTCGATCAGCCGGGCCATCTGCGCGGTATCGTACTCGCTTGATCCGCAGTAGAGGGTCAGGTTCGTGCATCCGGCGATCTTGCTGGGGAAGGACTCCGCCTGCCAGCCGAGCCCCTTGGCATTCCACCAGGTCTTCATTCTTTCAGCCTTTTCGGTCTGTACGCAGACCGTCTCGCTGACTCCGCCGATCTCCCGGATCGCGTTGCGGTAAACCTCGCTCTTCTTCGCGCCGGTCCTCTCCGCGATCCGGTCGATCAGCACCCACGCGTAGGCGTTCGCGTCATGGCTTCGATGCTTTCGGAGCTTCTTGATCTCGACCGTGACCGGGTCCTTCTTCAGCTCGTCATACATCGCGGCGAAGTCGGCAGTCACCGTAACGGTCACGTTCTGCGATCCGTCACGGTTCAGGGAGAACCCTGTCAGCCGACCCTCCATCATCCCGCCTTCTTCCCGTAGGTCTCCCGCATCTTCGTGATCAGGATGACCGCCTGATCCAGCGTGATCTCCGCGCTCGACACGCTCTCCACCGCTCCGGCCTTAATCAGCTCCTGCCGGGCCTGGGCGAAGTTGAAGCCGGGGATCTCCTTCTCCAGGAGGGCTTTCTGCTGGACCAGAAACGCCGCGCCCTCGCTCATGGGCTTCTTGGCGGGCTCCGCTTTGGCTTCAGCCTTCACCGCCGGCACCGTGGCCTGCGTGGTGACATTGGCTTTCGGCTTCTCCGGCGGATTCAGCCCGCCGTCCGGGTTCTTCGGGGAGATCTGATCGTCATCCGAATCCTTGGAGTCATCAATCATAAGCAACGCGTTGAGCGCGTACTTTCTCGCGTAGGAGCTGCAGGAGCCGGTGATCTGGCATCCGTCCATGCCCTTCTTCGCCTCATCCTCCCTCGCGTAGGCTACGGAGGATACGCTCTCCTCGCCGTCCGTCAGCGTGACCGTGGCCTTGATGTAGAACCGGCTGCCCATGACCACGGGCTCGTCATTGATGATCAGAGCCAGCCCGCCAAGGAGCGGCTTGACGGCCTCCAGGATGCCCTCCGCATTTCGGTAGTAATAGCCGCCGAACTTGTTGTAAAGGTTCTTCGGGGCCTTGAGCCCCTGCTGGATTCTGGCCAGCTCCGCGATGATCTTCTTCATTGTGTTTGCCCTCCCTCTCACTTCAGCGTCACGCTGAACTTGTCTTCTCTCTGGGTGACCGTGACCCCCGGCACAACCTCTCCGTCCTCCGTGACCATGGCCGCGCCGTCCGGGCTGACCTTCAGCTCCTTCTTCAGATTCGCCCAGTCAGCTTCTTCCTTCACCCTGATCAGCCCGGCCTTGCCGTTCTTCTTCAGCCAGGGCACAAGCTCCTCATCCTTCGTGGTGTACTTGGGCTCCTGATGCTTCAGCACCAGCTTTGCGCTCGGCAGCTCGTAGCTCTTCTGGGTCTTGCTGACCTTGGCCGGCACCGCGTCAAAGTAGGCTCTCAGGTTGCCCTCCGCCCACTGCACCTTGCGGTCCCGGACCTCCTTCGCTTTCTCCAGCATCCGGCAGTACCAGGCCTCCATCTTGTCATACTCCGCATTGGCCTGCCGGATGAAGCTCACCATGTACTCGGCATCCATGTCATCCAGCATCGGCACCTCTGCCATCTGCTCTTCGGACTCCTCGCCCGGCAGAAGCTCTCTCATCTCGCTCATATCTGCATCCTCCGCTTGCTTTTCGTCGCGCGATCTGTTATACTGTCTTCAGTAGATCGCTGTGTTTGCCCTCAGCTCTACTCGACCGTAATGGTCACCGCCGGGGTTTCCCTCCCGGCGTTTTTCTTTTGCCTGCTCATCCGCGCCGGGCAGGCCGAAGGGCTTCATAGTATCCGGTAACCATGAAGACATCCGGTGTCTCCTGCGTCCTGCGGATTCTCCAGGCCCGGTACCGGTCCGCCAGCGTCTTTCTGCGCCCGATCCGCTTCGCGGTCATCGGCGTGAAGATCCACCGTCCCTTTGCCATGCTCTCTCCCTCCCTTCTCAGTCCAGAATCTTGTTCAGCTCGGAGATCAGGCTGTCCACCGCCTCGCTGACGGAGGCGATCCGGTTCTCGTCCGGCAGCCCCTCAATCTCCAGCACCGCGTCATCAATCAGATCGCGGGCCTTGGTCAGATGACGGATCGCCGCCCGGCAGCTCTGCTCCGCCTCCAGGATTCTCCCCTGATAGGGATCAGGCGCGTTCAGGTCCTCCCAGAGCCTCGCGCTCTCCGCCTCGTACATCGTGTCCACGTTCGTCATGTGTTTGCCCTCCTTTTTATGCTCGCTTCATTCTCCGCATCGCCGCCCGGATGACCTCCGGCGGATGCGTTTCATTTCGTCTGTCGTACCGCTCGACCGCGTCCGCAGGCACCAGCAGCCGCCTCCCGACCCGGATCATGGTGTCCATCTCATGCATCCGCTTGGCCGCCGTCTGCCGGCTCCTGAGGTGGTACCGCTCCATGATCTGGTTCACATCAAGCAGGTGCTCCATGCTCCTTGCCTCCTCCGCTGATCAGCTCATCCACCGTGCACCCGAGGACCTGCGCGATGGACTGCATCGTATCCACTCGCGGGTTCTTCGTGCGTCCGCATTCGATGTAGCTGATGACTCCCTGCGGGATGCCGGTTCTCCGGGCCAGCTCCGCCTGCGAGATCCCGCGCTTCTTTCTGATCTCCTTCAGCAATCTGTTCACCTCCCTGTTCGAAACTTCGATTATATATTACCTCTATTTCGATAACCTGTCAATAGATATTTCGATAATTCTCTGGTATAATGACTGTAGAAATTTCGATACATCGAACAGGAGGCGATACCATGACCGTAGGGGAGCGTATTCGGCTTATCATGAAAGACAAGGGCATGAGTCAGAACCGGCTGGCCCGGCTCGCGCAGATCTCCCAGTCCGGGCTGAGTACGATCATCAGCGGAGCCTCCAGCCCAAAGGAGAACACGCTGCAGGCCATTGCCAAAGCCCTGGACTGCTCCGTCTCAGATCTGCTCGGGGAGCAGTCCGCGCTTCCGGCGAATCTCGTCCAGATGCTCCAGGGCGCGGTGCCGGTGGTGGGAGAGATCGCCTGCGGCACGCCGATCACAGCCGAGCAGAATATCGATAGCTGGATTGATGTCCCGGACGGAGTGCGGGCGGACTTTGCGCTCCGCTGCCGGGGGACCAGCATGAAGCCTCTCTTCCATGACGGAGATCTTGTGCTGATCCGGCAGCAGGAGGACGCGGATGACGGTAAGATCGCGGCGGTCCTGATCGAGAACGAGGCCACGCTGAAAAGGATCCACCATATCCCTCAGGGCCTGATGCTTCTGCCGGAGAACACGGCGGAGTACACCCCGCAGATCTACCAGGGCTCTGATGCGTCCGCCGTCAGGATCATCGGGGTGGCCATCGGCTATGTGCGCATGATCTGAGAGGGGGAATCGTGATGACAAAGCATCATTTTTTATCAATCGTGCTGACGATTGCCCTGCTTTTCTCCGCGTCCAGGGCGGAGTCTGTAGACCTGACCGCCATGACGGATCAGGAGCTGACGGATCTGAAGGGGAGGATCGTCCGGGAGCTGGAGTTAAGAAACCCGGTACAAGCCACGGAGATCCGGCTGGTTGCGGGCAAACAGACCATGCTCGTCAATGAGGATGGGATCAAAATCTACCTGACCGGGCGATACTCCTCCACCTGGAAGGACGAGGCGATCATCCTCGGCACGGCCTTTGAGAACGAATCCGGGCAGGCATTAAGCGCATGGATGAAGGACGCGGAGCTGAATGGATGGGTGATCTCCGGCGGGGCCATCTCCTCCACGATCCGGGACGGCCAGAAAAAAGCCTCCGATCTGACCATCCCGGTGGCGGGCGCGATGATCACGGATCTGTCCGAGCTGAAGGACCTGACCTTCTGGATCGGGATGTCGGACGAAAGCTACAAAGAGGTCAGGCGGTACGGCCCGTTCAGGATCCTTTTCGGGAGGGACTGATCATGCCCAGAGCAAAAAAGCCCCGCCTCAAGCGAAGGCGGGACGGCTATTTCGTCTGCAGATATAAGGATCAGTGGTTTTACTCCCTGGATGAAGCGGATTGTCTGGCCCAGCGGGAGGCCTACAAGGATCTGGAGAAATCCGGGGAGATCAGCCTGCTGACCGGCCCGAAGCTGAAGGATTATGCGAAGAAATGGATCGCCAGCGCGAAGACCGGCACGGCAGCGCACACCAGAAACGAGGCGAAGATCCAGCTCCGCAAGCTGACCGATGCGCTTGGAGAGAAATATCTGACGGACATTCTGCCCTCCGATATCCGGGAGGTCTACTCCTCCGCCTTCGCGGGGCTGTCAGACAGCTACATCCGGCGGTCCGCCCAGCTGTACCGCGCCCTCTTTGACGCGGCTGTGGATGATGGCTATCTGAAGCGCAATCCAGCCCGCCAGGAGTCGGCGAAGCCGCACAAGGGCACCACCGGAGGCCACCGGGCCATCACGGATCAGGAGCGGACCTGGATCGAGACTCTCTGCACGGATCACCGGGCGCATGCCGCCGTCATGGCCATGCTCTATGCCGGCATCCGTCCGCAGGAGATGAAGGCCCTCAACATCGACAGGTCCGTGGATTTTAAGAAGGGCGAGATCCGGCTGATTGACTTCGCGCACTTAGAAAATTATAATAGATATGTGATCACACCCAAGGGAAAGACGGAGAAAGCGGCGAGGATTGTCCCCTTATTCTCGCCGCTCCGCCGGGCCCTGGAGGGCAGGCACGGCATGCTGATCACAGCGGCAGACGGCAAGTCTGCGGTTACGGTGACCGCCTGGAGATCCGTCTACGCCTCCTACGTATGCGCCATGGAGACAGCGATCAATGGCTGCCCGCGCCGGTGGTGGGGCCGGACGAAGGAGCACCGGGCGATTCTGGCCGCCGGCGGCACTCTGCCGGAGTGGATCCCGTTTACCGTGGTTCCGTATGACCTGAGATACTCCTTCTGCACCTGGTGCCGAGATCACGGGGTCGAGCTGAAGACCTGCGTCCGCTGGATGGGCCACGCGGATGCGAAAATGATCCTCAGGATCTACGATGATGCCCCGGACTCCAGGTCGAAATCTGAGGCCGAAAGGCTCGAAAATCTGCTGTTTCGTAGTGGAAACGGTAGTGGATCCACTACGGAGGCTGCTGAATCCGTTTGATATCAATGCTCTCAGCTCCCATGGCTCTGCACCTGTTAACCGAAGGGTTGTAGGTTCGAGCCCTACCTGGGGAGCACAAGAAACCCCTTGGAGAATCAAAGCTCCAAGGGGTTTTGCTATGCTGTTCTATTGTTAATTTGAGTTACATTATGACGGTTATTGACTACAGAATGGTAGTATAAACGGTAGTGTAGATCACAGGAGCCCCTCCTGCTTCTGGATGGCCCGCAGCTGCTCCCAGTCCTCAGCCCATTGATGGGTCTGATCCCTGCAGTCCTGTTTGTTGTCATACAGCTGCGACTTAAAGGCTCCTCTGCAGCGATCTCCATACCCGACATCCACCCAGCGGAGCCCATCTGCCCGGATCTGGTAGATTTCATATTCCTCTGGCTGATACATAGCTCCGGGGAAGATGCCGGTCACCTGGACTTTGATAACCTGCTCACCCTTCATGGTGCTCTGTCTGTAATAGTATTCGCCAAAACCAAGCTCCGGGTCTGGTGGATTCGGCAGATACCATTCGATCATCTGCTTAGTGCGGTCAGTCATCATCTATATCCTCCTTACCATTCGTACTTTGCTCCAGTCCAGTCTCCCAGGACCTCATAATAGCCGACTTCATCAGGATCATCCTTGCATCTGTTTTCTGCTGCCCATCTGAGGCAGTCTGCCCAGGATGGCCTCTGCGCGAAAACGCGATGCAGCTGGCCATACCATCCGCCAAAGGGGCCTTTGATGGTGTGCGCAGCCTGCACCCAGCGGCCGTCTTTGTCCTTCCGCGTGTCCTGCTCAAGTATAATCTGCCTTGTACAAACTCCATGCCAGTCATGGTCATATCCATTCTCCCTGAGAAAGAGGCCGGACCATTCAATGACCCAGCCCTTTACTCCTTTCTTCTGATCCTTCGGCGGGATCTCCGGCGTTTCGTACTGGCCCAGCATATCAAATATGCTGATCTGGATCTCCATCGCCATCCTCCCTCCTCGCCAGATCAGGCTCGCCATCATCCTCCGGTGGACGATTATCGCCCTCAAGGCCATATGCGTATATGCTTATCTCCATCGCAGATCCTTTCTGCCGGGGATATACCGCCCCGGCTCGGTGTGTCGATCAGCTCCTCTGGCTGGCCAAGTACTCCATCAGCTTGCGCTCGTTCTCGCGCTGGATCTCGATGTGGATCCTGATCTTCTCCTTCATGCTCATAGTGTTTGCCCTCCTTACTTAATCTCGCTGGCGATCTTGTGGACGAAGCTCATGCGCCGGTCGAACATGCAGCACTCAATCACCACATCCTCAAGCCGCTCTCCGGTCAGCCCGTCGCAGATCTCGCATTCAACAGGCTTGAAGCTGTCACCGCCGGCACTGTACCAGCCGGTCAGCTCCGGGATCGTGCCCGGATTTCTGCGCTTCGCCGCCGCGTAAATCTTTTTGATCTCACTGCGGGTCAGGTTAAATTCTTTGCTGTTGGCCTTGGCCACCTTCATCTCCAGAGTCATCATTGCGTTTGCCCTCCTCAATCTTTTGCCGGTTCCCTCCCGGCTGAGAATATAATACCACTTTAAAATGGTATTGTCAACGAAAATAATCGAAAAATCAATAACTAATTTTCGGGAGTTATCGCAGAAACGAAAAGGCCCCGGTTTTCACCGGAGCCGATCCAGGACAGCCTGATACAGATTCGGATGGATTGCCGCGATCGTGTCCATCATCTCATCCATTAAGGGCCAGATCTCCCTCTGCTCCCGCCCATCGATCAGCCTCGCGAACTCGGAGTCGCTCTGGTTGTCGATCCTGCCGGCATCAGGGGCAGGGGAGAATGAATACCCCGAAGGGGCCGGGGGCTGTTCAGCGTTCTTATCCTCCCCGAACAGCTCCCGGCGGATTGTGTAGAATGCGGCCAGCTTGATCGCGGTGTTGGCGGTGGGATTCCTTTGCCCGATGCATTCAGCGATAGCCTCCTGCAGATCCTGCTCTCTGATCACGGGCACCACCTCCGTCAGCCGTCCAGCCTGTCGATCATCTGCTGGATCTCTTTACGGGTGCGATCATCAGGAGCATCCTCCATCAGCTCGCGCATCTTGTCGGCCAGATCGTTGCGGGAGTATCCGCGCTCGCCGGAGTACCGGCCCATGCTGTCCCGACGCTGACCGCGTCCCCGGGCGTAGCTGCCCATGCCGTTATCACGGTCATAAGATCCGTGATTATAGGTATATCCGCCGCCCATATAGGGATAATGACCGCTATAGCCTTCTTCCTCTGCCTGCTCCATCTGCATGGTGCCTTTGACGGACTTCAGGCTATGCGTAAGCTTGTCCAGCTTCTCCAGATCGCCGGTGGTCATGCCGTTGTTTTTAACCTTTCTGACAAGATCACCAAGCTGCTCATGCAGAAGCTCGCAGGCCATCTCCATATCCTTGGTATAATCCATGGTTATCCTCCTTCCTCTCAGGCTACCCGGTTAATGACCAGGTTCGCGTTCTGCAGCTCGATCACGGGCGCGGGGGTCACAGCAGGATCGCTGGATGCAGGCACGGCCCGCAGAGACAGCGAGTAGCAGCAGCCCTTCGGCACGGTGATGATCGCCGTAGATGTGACGTTGAAAAACTCCTCAACCGCTGCCGGGGTGACGATGGCCCGGCTGGTCAGCCTGGGCTCACCGTTCACCGCCAGAGCCACCGCAATGGGACCAGCCGTGCCGCCTTCCGGCAGCGCAATGTTCCCGTTGAAGGTGACCTGATACCGGGCAAAGCAGTTGTTGGTTTTGCCACAGAGAGTAAAGATCCCCGTCTCGTCCTCGTGGAAGACATAGCCATTGCGGCAGGGGATGGAGGCCGTGAAGATCGCAGGGTTGTTCAGGGCAACCTGCTGGATCGCATTCGCCAGATACTCAGCCATGGTTCACACCTCCATCAGAACGCGCCGCCGCATCCGCACCCGCAGCCGGTGTTCTGGCTGGGGCAGGTGAAGATGGGAGTACGCCCGTAGACCGGGGTGGTGGGAACCGGGCAGGAGTTCAGCCTGTTGTACAGGGCATCCACCTCATCGGAGAAGCCCCGCTGAATAAACGCGTTCTGCGCGGTCTGGCTTTCCCGGAGGGTGGCCATGTTCAGCTGATTCTGCAGGCCAACGTTCTCACGCTGCGCGGCAGCCAGCTGGTTGCGAACCCCATCCAGCTCCAGCGCGCACAGCTTGTCCAGGATCTTCTGCGTGTTGTCCGCATTCGCCTGGCGGGTCGCGCAAGCTTCCGTCGCGATGGTGTACTTGGTGTCCGCGATCGCTGCGCGGTTCTCGCAGCAGCACTCCTGCTGTGCGCTCTGGATGCCGTACAGCTGCTGCATGTTCGCGATCTGACGGCCGTTGGCAGCAATTTCAGCGCCATAGAAACCATCACGGACCGCACCGGTCACGCCGTTTCCGGTTTCGCAGATCTGCCGGCCGATCCCGGCCAGGCCCAGCTGGACATCACCAAATCCGCGGTTTACGTCAGAGCGCAGGTCGCCGATCTGGGTGTTCAGCTGCTGATCCCGGAAACCATCGCTGATGTGCTGGGAATTGTTGAGCCAGGGGTACAGGTAATCCAGGCCGAAGCCGTTCATGGCTCCGCCCATCATCATGGGCCACATGCCTCCGCCGAAGCCGCCGCCGAATCCCCAGCCGCCTCCG